TAAGTATCTGACTAACAACATGGAACATACATGGCCACCCGAACGTAAATCTGGTGTTGTATTTAACATACCAATCGTATCTGCACAATTGCTCGATTCGGATGATAAACCGGTTAGAGACCTCCTAAATAAAATACGAAGGTATGCAGGTCCACGTGGTGATTTTCACGATCAAAAAGTTAAAATAAGTGATATGTTATATTATGATTTAGAAATGCTTGAATCTCAATACCCAAAAATAAAATTAAAAAATGCACTTGGTATGACTAAAATTGTAAATACGGTAGATGGTTTCGTTACAGAACTTCGGGTACCTTAGTCGCCAAATAAAACTTCAAATCGCCTAGATTTGCAACGTTATATTTTAAGATTAAGAATCTATTTTGCTCTTCTTGCATGATCTGTACAGTTGAACACATACTCGACGCTTTTGTAAATATGTTCATGTACCGAAGTGAATATTCACCTGATATTTTGGGACTCTCTTCTGTACATTCTATATCCGTTTCCTGATTTGCAAAATCACCCATACAGAAAAGCTTAAGATTATTACCTTCACGTGTTATTTCTATAGTGTTACCAATATTGTACATGTCACGGCATATTCTTTGAAAATCAGACGACGCCATTGGTGTTATTGTCGACATATTTACATCTGGAACTTCAATTTGGTTTTCGTTTATATCAAGTAATTTTAGTGCAAACTTGGTACATGTTTTCTTTGCTTCACTATGAATTTCTATATTCATAAACTCCTTCGAATCAATATTTATTACGAGTACATCGTTATTTGTTATAGATTTAAGAAGTTTAAACGTATTCGAAACATTTATACCTGCAATTATATTACTTTCACACGTATACTCTTCAAAATTATCAGCTGATAAAAACATATCTACGAGAGATGTCCTCGCTGTATCGAGTGTTACGATATACATACCATCTGGTTTAAAGTATATATTTACATCATTGAGTATATCTTTGAGTACTTCAAATGTTGATTTTATAGCAGATGCCTGGATAGTCGCTAATTTCATATCTAAGAGATATTCTCTTTATTTCTTTATATTCTTATTATACGCATCCGATACACTTTGGTTAATTTTTTCTTCTAATTCCTTGGTCATTGCTGGTTGTAAAGATATTCCGTAACTGTCTAAACTAAATATTTCATCTACACCTTCACCATCTAACGTAGTCATTGGACAGGCACCAAATCCACATGTTTCCCAATCTTGTGCTGGTAATATAGACTCGAGCCAATTTCTGATTTCATTACCAACAAGAAGTTTACCATTTTTCGTAAGCATCGTTGGTACACGTGTAATTTTATTTTTGTATTGTGGAGGTATACCCAATTTATTTATGTTATGATACTGAACAATCTGTTTGAGCTGTTGATTTTTATTAATATAGTCTATGATATCCAGACTATGATTACACTGTGGACTGTATATCAAGAGGGACATGTTAAAATATAGTTTAATTTTTTTTCTGATAAAAAACACAAAAAAATTTATTTTTAAAAATATTGAACATTCTCCTCGAGGGACTTTGTATAAAATAAAAAAAAGTTTTTTTACTTTTTTAAAAATTGATTATTATTTTATAGAGTAAATTATACCTTTTTTATATAGTAAAATTATTAACATTTTATCATTTTTAAAACACAAAAAAATTTATTTTTAAAAATATTGAACATTCTCCTCGAGGGACTTTGTATAAAATAAAAAAAAGTTTTTTTAAATAAAAAATAGTATTTAATATTAAATAATGAAATTTGTGTTAATATTTTTAATACTCTTTGTACTCTTAACTATGTCCAGGACGGAAATGTTTACTGAAATATTTGGATTTTCCGGTACCTCTAAACCAATTGACCATGTTTTTATAAACGACCCGGAAACGGATTTATCTGGATATACTGAATCAGGTGAAGAAATAGAAGTTTCGAATGATCTTATGCAAGAAATGGTTTTTGAAACTAATAAAGAAATTTCTAAAAAAACTGGTTTATGTACTTATATTATTGAAACGACATCTATCAAAAAATATAAGAATACGACTACTGGACAGGAAATATATAGGTGTATGTTTATGGCTGTTAAACACAGGGGGTTTGCGTTAGGATTCACCGTAACATCCGATATAAGAATAATAGATAATAAAGCTACGGTATTAAGTATCAGAACTCAACCAATAGATATTAGACTGCCATCCAAACCAGGTATTTACCAAAACGCGATAAATAGTAAAGAATTTGAAGATTATACCAAAGTTAGACAGAGTGAAATTGATATCATTAAAAACACTAAGATTATTGATAAAGTTATATCAGACCCACAAACTATGTACGGTAAAATTAACATTTAAAGTTCTCGACAGATAGTAATGATCAGTATTGATGAAATAACACGTATATCTGAAAAAAGAAACCGCCTAAAAAAGGAAACGTATGTTAAAATATATAATCAAATTTCGAAACGAATTCGACAGTCAGTTGATTTGGGGCATAAGTATCTCTTTTGTCAAGTACCTTCATTTGTTATGGGGTGCCCACACTTTGATAGACCTAAAGCAACGCAGTATATAAAAAGACAATTTGAAATAGGTGGTTTTACTGTTCAGCAGATTGGTGAATACGAACTCTGTATTTCATGGAAACCATTAAAAAAATCAAAAACGCATACCCAGAATGTAGAAGAGGATATGACAGATTTTCCAACTTTGATAAATCTTAAAAAGGCGGCAAATAAATACAGGGGGAGTAATGCGTGATAAAATGGTTTAAAAAAACAATCTTAATCACAAATATGAGCGATCCTTTAAATATTCTCGTTGAAGCTAAACGCGAATATGTTGGTCAATTGTGTTTGCTTATGTGTCCCGTTATGATTGAAACGTTTGAAGATTTATATGAAGAATCGTATAAACTTTCTAAAGGTCGAAAAGTTCTAGTGATGTACCAAAAGTTACTAAAAGAAGTTCCAAATTGGAGTGATGCCATGTCTAAGCAACATACCGATAATATAACAAACAGGTGTGCATGGTTTAATGATTTATTAGCCGCCGTTTTTGTAAGTTGTGTTAAAATTTTATCAGCGGTGAGACTGAATAAAGATAACAAAAAAATTTCTTTAAAACTTCCAACGAATGAAGTTTTTATTCAAACGTGTTATAATAATGTCGCTAAAGATTTATACAGAGACCCATATATCTACCACGAAACGCAAAACGAACATACACGAAACGATAAGTTATATGAAAGATTTTCAGCGTGTATCGAAACTTCTATAAAAGAGTTAATCCCAGTTCAACAAATTTTACAAACATACATGTCTCAAACGCAGGAAGGACAAGACCTTGATGTAGGGGAAGCAGAAGTTGGGGATTCGGAAGACCCTGACGTAGTCGATGGTTACGAAGAAGAGCCATTTGAACAGGAACAACCTATTATGGAAGAGCCATCTACTATGGAAGAGCCATCTACTATGGAAGAGCCATCTACTATGGAAGAGCCATCTACTATGGAAGAACAACCATCTGTGGAAGAACCAGTACAATCTTCACCGTTTGAAAATGAATTTCGAACTATAGAGACCAAACCGGCTCCATCAATGCCACCGGGGTCACAACAGGATGAAGATGAAGGCGTTTTGTTTCCAGATGCATCTGAAACCCGTGCAAAAAAAGTTGGTTATTATTAAATGGAGTTTGAAGACTATTTAAGAGATCCAGCATGGGCCGGAATAATTGCCGGTTTAATAACTGCAGGTTATATACATTTTAAAGCGAAGATTAATAACGAAGGTAAGCTTCCAGTAAGTGCTTACGCTAAGCCAGCCGCACTTAATGCAATTTTAGTATTTTTTATCGTTACAAATGGTTTAGGTAAGAAAGAAACCATATCAACGGAACCATTTTAATTTTATAACTTAAAGATAATATACATAATTACAGTATAAAATGACTTCCGTGACCGCATTCAATGACATGATGGGCCAATTTCTTGTGGAATTACACAAGACATTTCCAGAAGAAAAAGGCTTGAAAAAATGTTTATCGGCTTTTGATTTAATGAAAGCCTCGAATCCGAGATTAGTTGTTGACGGATTTATGAAGGGTGTTACGCCATATGCCGATAAGATTTCGTCTAAAGACGAAACCTTTTTCATTAAAGAATCCAAGAATCTTGATTTTATGAATGGTGTGGATCTTGAAAAACACTGGGATTCCGCTTCCGAAAATACAAAAAATGCTATTTGGCAGTACATACAGACTCTGTATATGCTCGGTACAACGATTAGTTCTATCCCAGAAGACACACTTTCCATGATTGAAACAGTTGCAAAGCAGTGTGCCGATAAGATGGGCGAAGACGGGGGTGGACTTGATGAAGCTGCACTCATGAAAACTATGCAGGGCATGTTAGGTGGTATGATGAAAAAATAAACTCATTATATATAAATGACATCTTGGTTTGAAGATCCAAAACAATTGGTTCGTGTAGACAAAGTTCATGAATTCTGGCCTTCAAAAACGCAACCTTCGACAGAACGCGTGAATGCATCAGCACGTTTTATTATTTATGCAACATGTATAGTGTATCTTATACGACGTGACCCACGCATTTTCGTTTTAGGCGCAACCGCACTCGGAGTTCTTTATATAATGGAAAAGTCGGATATGGTTAAAGATAATATCATACGACCAACAGTTGCTTATAATAATATAGGTAAGGAATGCTTAATGCCAACTAAAGAAAATCCTATGGGTAATGTACTCGTGTCAGACTATGTAGACAGACCAGATAGACCCCAATCGTGTTACTATCCAACGGTAAGAGAACCAGTGAATAACTATCTCACAGGTGACATTAAATATGGTCCAGGACGTTCACGTTCGTTTACACCCGAACATCAAAGAAATGCATTATCTAGACAATTTACAAGCATGCCAGATACTTCTATAGGTAATACTCCTTATTACGAGTTTATACATGGTAAAAGAGGTAATACATGTCGACAAGACCCAAGATTGTGTGACCCGGATGCGAGAGGTGCACAACTCGAAGCATTTGCGGGTCTTGATCCAACAGGGGACAAGAGAGGTCTTTAATTTAATCCAAAATACATTAAACAAGTAGATACTCGATTTGCATAAACAAAATCTTTTGTAATAGTAAATGGCGTATCAACTCCAACCAGGTATGAAAATGGTTCAAGATCATGCGGTCCCAACTGTATGTGCGACCGAAGAAGTTTTTGTCTATCCCCAGCCCAGTACTCTTAACTACGGCTCGAGTCGCCCAAATACGATGTTATATGGTACAGCTCCATATATGGCTGGAAAGGGTGCACCAGCGCAATTTATAGAGACATCTGATAAACTCAGACCACAATCAACTTCACGATTTAATAAGATTTTAGCAAAAACATACGAAAGTCATTTTCACCCACTTCAAAATGTCGAATGTAAATTACCACTCCGATCTAAAACATATGACCCTATTAGTACTCGCGCAGAAACTCAAAATGGTTTGTTTCAGCAAAGATACCTCAATAAAAATCTTAATAAGAAATAAGAATGGCTGATCCCATCTCTATATTGGCTATAGCCGGTTTAGTTTA